ATAGATTTTATGGGCAGTGATTTATCGGTAGTCAATGCCGCAAGAGTATCCTTTGGTAAGAAACACGATGAGCTCACGGAAGGTGATAAGAAACTTATCAAGTATCTTGCGAAACATGGTCATTGGACCCCTTTTGGTCATGCGACACTATCATACCATATTCAGGCCCCCGTCTTTGTTGCTAGGCAGTTAATCAAACACCAAGTTGGTTTGACCTGGAATGAAGTGTCACGACGATATGTTGATGATGCTCCTGATTTCTATGATCCAGAACATTGGCGTGCTCGAGCAGAAGATAAGAAACAGGGGTCGAATGCAGATGAACATGTTGATTGGATAGGTCGTGCAGAAAGAACTAGTAGTAGGGTGTTTAAGTTAAATGAGTTTGCATTACACACCTATAATACTTTGTTGAATGCTGGTGTATGTCCTGAACAAGCTCGTATGGTGTTGCCACAGTCTATGATGACAGAATGGTATTGGACTGGTTCATTGTATGCTTTCGCCCGTGTATGTAATTTAAGATGTAAACCCGATGCACAATTAGAGACTCAAGAAGTTTGTAATGAAATTGATAAACTATCTAGAGATTTATTTCCTGTATCATGGGAGTCGCTGAGAAGTGCCCAATACGACTAATATTTTTGTTTTAGGTAATGGTGAATCTCGTCAAGAAATTGAATTAGAAGATTTATCTTCCCACGGTTTAATTTATGGTTGTAATGCATTGTATAGAGAGTTTGCTCCTGATATGTTGATTGTTGTAGACCCAGGAATGCACAACGAAATATTAACAACTGATTATATAGAAAATAATAAAGTATGTTTTAGGGAAATGAATCAGGCTCCTAATGAAAGATTTACTATGGTTAATGGAAGATTAGTAAAAGATTTAGTTGTGCCATGGGATCATCCCAACATAACCAAAGTGCAAGATATAATAGCAAGTGATACTCGGAGACGGGATCACCATTTTGTTGCTCAGGCAGGTCAAGATGTATTAAAGAATGGTTTTTCTTCTGGACCTCAAGCAGTTAATATGGCATGTTGTCTAGAAAAACCAAGTGATGTTTATTTGATCGGCCATGACTTGTTGGATAATAACACAGATAAAATTAACAACATTTATAAAGATACATTAAATTATTCTCCCTCTACTGCTGCTCCAACTCCTGTTGGAAATTGGATTGAGCATTTAAAGTTGGTTTTTATTGACTGGCCTACAATAAACTTTTGGCATGTGGGGTTTTCTGGATTTATTGCACCATGGGAAAAACTTGAAAATATACAAACATTATCTCTTCCAGAGATGTGGGAAAGAATAAATAAATGAATAATCACAAAAAAAGATGTTTTGTGATTGGTAATGGTGAATCTCGTCGTGCCATAGATTGTGAAGGTTTGAAAGAGTATGGTCAAACTTGGATGTGCAATGCGGCATACAGAGATAATACACCAGACCGGTTAGTTTCTATCGACACAGAAATTGCCCATGAGATTTACAGGTCTGGATATGCTTTCGATAATGTTTGTTATTTAAGAGATTGGAATAGATTACCGGCGTATGCTTACGAGCAATTAATAACGCCTGATTTGATTACAAAGAATGACGTAGAAAACATTAAAGACTACATACACGAAAGTAACCGCCAAGAAGGTTATGACGAGTTTGTAGTTAGTGGAGTAGATTTAGACACACTAGTAAGACTGAGAAACGAAACCCTCGCTAAGAATCCCGACCAACGTCCTGAGAATATTGATATTCTTCTTGGTGACAAAAGAGCTGGTCTTTGGATTACTTGGTGCAACCTAAAAGATAAAGTAATAAAAACCGAAACCCTACCTGGTAATACTGATTACCAGTTTTGTGCCGGTCCATTAGCAAATCTTTTAGCAACTTACCACGAACAACCAGAGGAAATTTATCTGTTAGGCCACGACTTATATTCAACAACAGGAGAATTTGCCAATAATATGTATAAAGGCACAGATTGTTATATTGATCCTGCGGGTGGAGAAATTCCACCAGATAATTGGATACTCCAACATAAGATGGTTTTTGATAAATTTTCTAATACAGAATATTTCAAAGTTAACCCTAAATCGCTTTCGGGTGATGATAGAATTAACCGAGAAATATGGGGGTGGAACAACACTCCTAACCTAACATACATTACTATTGATGAAATGTATGTAAGGTTAAATCACACCAACCAACAGGAGGTTTTCTAATGGCTGGATCACAAGTAGTTGATACGATTAAGGGTTGGATTGGCGGCATCACAGATGTTGCTATTTCCTTATTAGCCCTTGCTGTAGTGCTGCAGATTCTTTTCGGATCAGCAGTGTTGTTTGTTCCCGTTGATGTCATCGGGAATGTTTCAGGCCTAGTGACATCACTAGGAGCCAGCGGACTAGGTGGTCTCATCACCGTAGGCGTTTTGTATTGGATTTGGCATAACCGCTAAAACAATACAGACTAAAGGTATATGGGGGAGTTGCAACTCCCCCTAGTACCCATTATATTATGTTAGTTAGTGATTCTCATAAATTTGTTCTTTTCCATTATCCTAAAACGGGTGGGTCTTCTATGACCTATGCTTTAGCGCCTATATTGAATATGAAGGAAAATGTAACAGGTCCCTGGCAGGCTCAATATCATTTTGATTTGATTCAACATCGACCTGTGAAAGAATGTAAGATACCCTATGGTTATTTTACCGCAGCCTTTGTAAGGAATCCATTTGAGATAGTTTTTTCTGCATGGGATGAAAAACAATCATTTGAAGAATTTGTTATGGAAGTAGTTCCTAGTAAAACAAATATTGCTACTCGATGGACTCAATATGAATATCTTACCAACAATGGTGAGAAACTTATAGATTTTATCGGCAGAGTTGAGAATATGGATATAGATTGGAAAAAATTCTGTTGGATAAATTCTCTACATAATTTGGTGTTGTGTAAACTGAATGTATCCGAAGAAAGGGATTATAGAGATTTTTATAATGAAAAAACTATAGTACAAGTGACTAAACTTTTTCAAGATGACCTAAAGTATTTTGACTATAAGTATTGACAAACATAAATAACTGTGATACCATGGAGTGTAGTGGTATTAAAATACGACTAATATAAACGCAGTAAAATACGATATACAAGGAGATGTACATATGTCTTTTGCAGACTTAAAAAACAAATCTGGTAGCTTTGAAAAGCTCCAAACTGAATTGGCCAAGGTCAACTCCCCCACCCAAGGTTCTTATGAAGATGCCCGTCTTTGGAAACCTGATTTAGACAAGAGTGGTAATGGTTTTGCCGTTCTTCGTTTTCTCCCCCAACCAGAAGGTGAAGATTTGCCATGGGTCCGTTTGTGGAATCATGCATTTAGTGGTCCCGGTGGTTGGTATATTGAAAATAGTTTAACGACTATTGGCAAGAATGACCCAGTGTCCGAGTATAACACTGAGTTGTGGAATAGTGGTAATGATGCTGATAAGGACACGGCTCGTAAACAGAAACGTATCCTGAAGTATTATTCCAATATTCTTGTTGTAAGTGATCCCAAACATCCAGAAAATGATGGCACTGTCCGATTGTTCCGTTTCGGTAAGAAAATCTTTGATAAGATTTCTGAAGCCATGAATCCTGCGTTTGAGGATGAAAAAGCAATTAATCCTTTTGATATGTGGAAAGGTGCTAACTTTAAGTTGAAGATTCGCAAGGTAGATGGATATTGGAACTATGATAAATCAGAGTTTGATAATTCTTCAGAATTGTTTGATGGTAATGATGATAAGTTGGAAGAAGTATATGGGAAAGTCCATAGTCTTCAAGAATTTATTAGTCCTACCTCTTTCAAGACTTATGACGAATTGAAGGAAAAACTTAATAAGGTATTGACAGGTAGTTCAGTCAAAGGCACTGTAGAGGCGTATAATCCTGCACCTCTTAATGTTCCTGATATGGATACTGTTGGTGAAATTGTAGCATCATCGGAAGATGACGATACGTTACAATATTTTGCTAAGTTAGCAGATAATCAGTAAAGGAGAGGGGACGAAAGTCCCCTTTTTTTTAACTAATGCCGCCGGCAGCTGCCAGAGAATTATACTCTGGCAATTTATCTTCAGTCATCGCCATAGTATTCATTAATTCTATATTACAAATGTAACCTTGGTCTGGTCCACTTGATTGTATGATATGAGCTACTTTAGTAATAATCCACCAATTATTCAACCGGTTTTCACCTAATTCTTTAGCACCCTTTAATGCTGGTTGACCTGCACCAACACCAATATTTGGTAAATCTGCATATGCTCCCATACCAACTCGTAAACCAGAAATACCTGGTAAAGTAATTTGAAGTCTTTGACCTGTTAGATGTCCCATTTGCATTTGTCTATCTAATGAATGTGAAGGTTCATTAGTTTTAGCAGGATAAGCCACCCGCCTTGTTTGTTTGGAAATAATGGTATCAGACATAGACGATGCACTAGAAAATTTTATATGTCCTTCAGGCCATTGTGTTATGGTTTTTCTACTCATATGATTAGTAGGATCATAGACAGGTGTTTGAGATGCATGGGAATATCTATTTTCTTTTAAAGCTTCTAGATAATCAGATTTATAAACTTTATAAGATTTGGTTACTCCGTTGTGTCGTAAATGAGTCCCGCACCAGGTACCTTCTTTAATGCCTGCTAATTTATCTCCAATATCTATAAAACTATGGGCTTTTGTTCTTAACATAATGGCGGAATAACCTGTAACTATAGAACTACCTTTTGAATCTTCACCACCTTGATTGTCATTACCTGTTGTTGACATTCCGGGCATTATAGTAAATTCTAATCCCCCATCTTTATCAGGAGTAGAGATTGGTCTGAAATAAAATCCATCAATTCCTTCATAGAATAAAAAGTCATTGCGTGTTCCTTTAAATACCTGTTCGCTTGTTAGAGGTTTTGCTGTTTTAATTTCTTTAGCGGGAGACCAAGTTGGTGTATGTTTTTCTAAAGCTTCGGATGAATTTGCCAAGTCATCTATAAAGTCAAAGGGATGTACATTAGGAACTACATAATGTTTATTGTATAAAGTTGGTTCAACCCATAATATTTTATTTGTGCCAACTACATTTTTCATAACATCTCTTACTATATCAGAAATAACTCCTCCATAAGCTCGTGAAAGTCTAACACGATTATTTCTTAAAAGTTCCGGAGAACAAAAATGTAGTCTATAACTTAGACGCATATTGGGAGTATAATTAAGTCTTTGTACTGAATGTATATGTAGGGGATTATCTGTAAAATCAACTGCAAAACCTTCTGGTGCTACATCTAAACCTCCTGTAGCAAATTTTAAGTATAATAATTCTTCCCCAATGATGGGTCCTGCTTGCATGAAATTTACGGGATCACTTATATCTAACCAACCACTAATACTAGTGCTACTAATATCTTCATATAAGTGAATGCCAGTTATATAACTACTGATAGGATAGGTAGCACCATTGCCATGCACTATAAAGGCAAGTTGTTCAAACCCTTCAGGTTCAATGGATTTATGTCCCTTTATTTTTTTAGAAATTTCGTCTAAAGATTCAAGAATGCTGGCCATAATTAAGAGGAGTTTTTAAGTAGTCTATTAAATTCTTCAACAAAAACTTGTAAATAGATGGGACTTAATATTTTGATTTTAGCTCTATTTTCGTTAAGAGTTCTTTCATGTTCAAAGTTGGTTACTTGAATTGCACCAGCCACAGTACTTTCTACCCATATCATTACTTTAGTACTACCAGATGATTGTGCTACTTCATAATGGTGTATACCATCGGGATCAGCATAGGTATCTATTACATATTTTTGAAGATCCCTTTCCTTCATAGGCCAATCATAATAACGATTATATATTTTATTCATCATTAAAATTACCCAATAAAATTCAACATCACCATATAATAAATTAGATACTAATTCTGGGGATAAACCTTGGGGTACAGTATAGACGGAGAACAAAGCATTTCTTTCTCTAACCTCGTCTTTAATTTTAATACGGGTTAGAATGTCTTGTACTTTGGTGTAAGTACCTGATCCAGTAGGATCATAAAAAGTAGTTGGAAAATTATTAGAAAAATACATTTAACCTGAACCACCATCTGGTATAAAACTAGCACCTCCGCTTGCTTTAGATTTAATTGCTCCCATGGAAGAACCGTCTCCCGCAACAGAAGCAGAACCTGCCCCCGCCGTACGAATTCTATTCCGAGAACTATCGACGTTTGAAAAATCATCAACAGCTGTTGCAGTTGCCTTAGCGTCAGCTTCTGCTACTTTAGCTTCATGGTAAGAACCAAAATCATCAACCATGCCCCCTGCTCCCATCTCTCTTCCCATCCATTCACCAGATTCATTACTTTGGAGAGTATTTTTTGTTTGAAGGACTAATTCTATAAATTGTAAAGAAATATCAGTTTGTACTGGAGCGTGACCTGTTGCAAATGTTTGAAATCTATCACCACCATATTTAATTCCAATATTCGTGAGAGCACATTTATTTATTTTTGGAAGAGAGTGATTTTCTCCGTCTTTATGATAAAATTTTATTTCAAACACTTTGGGCAAAGAATAGATCCTATATAGAGCACCAGAGAGTTCTTGTGGTGCAGCTGCAAATTTAAAATAGTTTACTATTGATTCAATAGTTAGTTGTTCTGCTTCCGTTAATGGTTTTAAAGAAAAGTTAAAACTGAAACTTCTAAATTGAGGACCAGTATATGATACAGAGGTTTCTTCAAAACCTGCGATGCCGGTGGATTGCACTACTGCGTTACCTAGGGTACCTACGGCCATAGCTACTCCAAGAGGTGAAGCGCCTGTGAGAGTTCCCATCGCCATATTTTCCATTGCTTCCATTGAGAGATTACCTTTATCCCAACCTTCTGCTACGGATGCAAATCCGTCCACACCTGCCGCTGCTTCTTTTACATTAACACTTATTTTTTTCTTTATAGTGTCGATTAATCCTGTACTGCTAGTAACACCTGCACCCAATCCTTTTACAGCACCACCCAGGGCCATCTTGGCCATACTAACCGTTTCGTTACCCCAACCATTAGCATATTGGTCTTGTACCCCTTCAACAGGAATAGGTAGAAAGACGGGGACTCCGCTTATATCATAAGACCTATCTGATTTGCCAGATCCTAGTCCACCAGTTAGAGTATAGGATTGAAACCCCATAAAATTTGAAGATTGGGCATTACTACCTAAGTCAGTTGGAAAAATTAAACTCATATCATTATCCTTTATTCGTATAAGTATTTATATGGTTAAGAAAAAATATAGTAACAAGAAACCCTATAAAGGTTATTTTAAACCCGAGCGTCCGGAGAAATATAAAGGTAATCCACGGAATATTATCTATCGTTCCATGTGGGAACGACATTGTATGGTTTATTTTGACCGTAATGATAACGTATTAGAATGGGCCAGTGAAGAAATTATCATACCCTATGTGTCTCCTTTTGATGGGAAGATACACAGATATTACCCAGATTTTTTCTTAAAAATAAAGAAGGGACAAATGACCGAGATGTGGATCGTAGAGGTGAAACCATTGAAACAGACACAACCCCCTAAGATCCCTAAACGAAAGACCAAATCTTATCTTTATGAGATTAGAGAGTGGGGTAGAAACAGCGCCAAGTGGGAAGCAGCTAAAGATTATTGTGAGAAACGAGGATGGGTATTTGATGTATGGACGGAGAAAACTTTAAAAATGTAGATAAATAGTTGTGTATGAGCTTATTTCAAGAAATAAAACAGTCCGCAGAGGGTAGAGAATTATCCTTGCGGTGGTATAGGAACAAAATACGCTCATTAGGAGGCGAAAGGAAACCAGTAACAGAATACATACGAGAGGGAGATGGCGGCGCTCGTCCTATTTTTGGTATGATGAATATGTTTCGTTATCAACCGAAGACGGCAAAGAAATTAAAATATTATGATGTCTATCCTTTGGTGTTGGCTTTCAAACGTCATCGCAATGGATTCACAGGCCTTAATTTTCATTACTTATCTATACCAATGAGAGTTAAAGTATTAGAACGCTTAGATATCTTTGGAGATGAATCATCACAGAAAATAGATGCTAAATGGAGCGAGATGAGAGCCATCAAAACTATTGCTCCTTTAGTAAGACGTTATGATGCTAAGCACGTTAGGTCTTTATTTTTACAGATTCCTTTAGATGATATGTATGTAGCAACTTTATTACCTGTACAGAGATTCTATAAAGGCGAATATAAATTCCGAAAACCGGTGTCGGACAGAACAGTATGGCAAGATAGTAGGAGAATGGTATATGGCTAGTTTATCACAATTTACATCGACAATTGCTTCCAGCGATGTGGCCAGACAGAATAGATTTGAAGCTCAAATTATGAGTCCTATTGGTGGTATGGATTATGCGACTTCAATGTTAGTTGAATCGGTGGAGTTTCCTGGACAAACAATTAGAAGTACCCCTGATTTATTACGTTTTGGCCCACAAAGAGAAGTTGGTCAGGCAGTAATGTACGGTGATAATGTAAGTATGTCTTTCATTTGCCGACCGGGATTACCCGAAAAACAATTTTTTGAAAGGTGGCATGAAAAAATATTTAATAGAGACACCTGGGAAATAAATTATTATGGGTCTTACATTGGTGATATTACGTTACACCAACTTGATAAAAATGATGGTAAACGATATACGGTTAATATATTTGAAGCGTATCCGAAAACCATTGTTGCTCAGACATACAGTCAATCAAGTAATGATTCCTATCAAACTTTATCAGTACAATTTGCTTTTCGATACTGGACTTCCTCTGCATCTGGTGGAGGGGGAACAGGAGCAGGCGGTCCTGTTTTGGGTGCTGGTGGAGGATTCAACTTAGGCAACTTACTAGGCGGAGCGATAGGTGCTTATGTAAGTGGAGGAAGCAGTAATCTAAGAGATTTTGCTAAAGGTCAAGCTTTATCTGCTGTTAAAGGTATAACTGGTATAGGCGTAGCAGGTTTTACTAAGGGTGCTGTAAAGAGTGCTTTACTTGGCAAAGCTACGGGTGCTCTGATGTCTGGGAATTTATCAAGCCTTACAGGTGCTACAATTCAAACAGCGGCTAAGGGGGCATCTGGTGGAGGATGGGTTAACCCAGACAAAGTAACTAATATGAGTCCCAATATCAAAGGACTTAATAAATTACCAGACACCAGTAGTTCTACATACAAGACGCCTTACCCTTATAGCGCCATGATAAAAAACTAACTGAAATTTTAATTATACTATGGAGATGAACTATGAGTTTACCAACAATTAATGTGCCTCAGTACGAAGTGGCACTTCCTTCTACTAAGGAGAATATAACGTATAGACCATTTTTGGTCCGAGAGGAGAAAATCCTTTTGTTAGCACTAGAAGACGGAGGAGATAAAGCTTTGGCAATGGCGTTGAAACAAATTGTAAACAATTGCACTTTTGAAAAATTGCCTGTTAATGACTTGCCACTATTTGATTTAGAATTTATGTTTTTGCGTATTCGTTCTAAGTCAGTTGGTGAAGTAGCAGAGTTGAAGTTACTCTGTGAAGATGACGGAGAAACTTATGCTGATGTATCAATACCTTTGGATGAAATTAACATTGAATTTCCCGAAGGACATGATCCGGTTGTTAAATTAAATGATGAGGTAACTCTAATGATGAGTTATCCTACATTTGAGATGTTAGGGACAGATATGCAAACTATGGATGTCGAGAAGACTTTTGACCTGATTGGTTCTTGTATTAAACAAGTAGTGGAGGGTGAAACTATCCATGAAAAGTCTGATTGGAATAAAAAGGAATTAGGGTCCTTTTTGGATAGTTTAACTTCTAAGCAATTTGCTGATGTGCAAAAGTTTTTTGAAACTATGCCGAAGTTAAGTTATGAAGTTGAGTTTGTAAATCCTAAGACGAAAGAAAAAAATAAGATGACATTGGAGGGACTCCAGAGTTTTTTCGTGTAGCTCTTTCTCATACATCATTGGAGAATCATATTAAGACTAATTTTTCTTTAATGCAACATCACAAGTATAGTTATACTGACTTGGAGACTATGTTACCTTGGGAAAGACAACTTTACGTTACTTTATTAGTCCAATATGTAGAGGAAGAGAACGATAAAAGGAAACAATAATGGCAGCCACAGATAAAGTAAAAATAGTAGAGACTACCAAAGAGTATGAGTTGGCAGTTGATGATATTGTACCAGCAACGGGACAAGATGAACCCACATGGTACAATAAAACATCTGGCATCATGGACACGTTTAGGTTAATCCCTAGACTCATTATGGTGGCTTACATCTATGCGTTTTATTCATCTACTACATGGTTCATGGCATTGCCTGAGCCTACCAATGCACAAGCAGCATTCATATCAACAATAGTAGGTGCTGGGGCAGCGTTCTTTGGTTTGTATGTTGGTAAATCTGGCGCACCATTACCTAGGGGTAAATAATAGTGGCGATGTGGAAAATTCTGCGTGATCCTATTGGTGCCATTGGTGGCGGGGTGGTTGGAGCTGCTAAAGGTTTGGGACGTTCAGCTGTAGATACTTCGGGATTCTCACCGTTAGCTAGTACGTTGTCGTCTGGAGGTTCTCTGTTTGGTTCAAGAGGGGGTCGTGGTAGAGGTGCTGGTCGAGGTGGTGGTTCTTCTAAAAGTGAGACTGGTCTATTAAATACTTCCTTACTTTTCCAAATAAGGGATGAAGTGCAACAGATTAAAGGATTATTAGTTGCTACAGCAATTCCAGAATCGGAAAGAAGGGAAAAAGAATTTGATGAAGCACGCCGACATAGGGAATTATTAGCAGCTATATCTGGTTTAACTGGTGGCATAGGTGGGGGTCTCACCGGTAAAAAAGATGGGGGAAGTCTAGCCAAACTCTTATTGGGTCTTTTAGCTCTCACTGGCTTAGCAATGTTACCCAAATTATTAGAGATGGTGCCTGGCATAGTCGATGGCATACAAAGTTTTCTAGATAAGATGGGTCTTTTCCTGACTGCTATGTTGGGGGTTTTTCTAGGTTTAAGTAAAAGAACTAAAGGTATGAAACCGCCGAAGTCTGTAGTGACCCGTGTTAGTAAAAAAGGTTTAACTAAAGCTGAGTACATGAAACGGGAGAACGAACGACGCCGACTAACTGCTGAGAAAGTTGAGAGGCGCCGAGTCGCTCGTGAGGCCGGAAGGTCAAGGGTAACACCTACAACCAAAACTACTACAACTACTCGTAATGTCCGTGTACCTCCAAGAGCAGAACGGTTTCCAAGATTTCCAATGGTATCGGCATCACCTCCAACTGCTACAAGAGTAGCAGACCCAAGGGCAGGTCGTTCATTTAATAGTCAAAGAATGGCTGGAGCAGCATCACCAACACCATCTGCTACACGTTTTAGGGAATTGGGTTCGGGTAAAACTGGTCCTACTCTATTAGGATTAAATGAGAAGGTGGCCCGCCTGGAAAATGCTCAAAAGAAGACTGCTGAAACAAGAGCCAGAATGGTAATGTCTGCGGATGATGCGAAAAGACGAGCAACCAAAGCAACTGAGGTAGATAAACAACGTATTGCAAGACAACAGTTTAGAGCAACTATGGACCCTTCACAGAGAAGAATAGACCAAGCTCATCGTAGTAACCCAAAAGTGTTGAGAAACGTGATGGAAACCCGACTGAAAAACCTTGGAACCAATATTGCGGACCGATTCAAAGTAATGGATGCCGTGATAAATGAGAAGGTTCAGCACGTTAGAAATTTCGTAGAGACAAAGTTTAGATTTGGTAGAAATTTTGCAAATGTAAGGTTTGTAGCGGTTCAAAGGGGTCTAACGAACCTTCAAGAAAACTTTCAAAGAAGCGGTTTGAGAACTGCTTCACAAAATATGTTTAGGGGTGGTGTCAGCATGAAAGGTGTATCGATTCCAGCACCAACTGTAGCTGGCGTCCCCAAAACCCCACCAAAGGTAACGTCTGGCGCACCAAAGACTCCGGTTGGTTCGGGTCGAGGTAATTGGGGTAGCAGAGCCTGGGCGGCAGGTCTGAAATGGAAAGACCTGGGTCGGATTGGTAGAGGTAAAGTAGAACATGTGTTAGGGTCAAGAATGTTTAGATGGGGTGGTAGAATAATGGGCGGTTTTGCCATTGGGTGGGTGGCACTTAAAGAATATCAATTTTATTATGAAAATACTTATGTACCAGAGATGGAGAAAATCAAAGGTACTACTATGTCCCATAAGGGCAGAACAGTGGCCCAGTTTGATCCCCACAATACCAAAGTTAAACAGGCTCGTAAAAAGTTGTGGGAAGAAATAATGAGACTTGTACCCGTGCTGGTATTCGCTATGGGTCTGGGTTTTCTGGGAGCGGCAGTTGGTTCATGGACTGGTGCTATGATATCAGTTTTTGTTACGGTTATAACCGGTGGTATTGGTGGTGCAATGGCTCCCCTTATAATGCTTGCGGGCGGCATTGCTGGAGGGGTGTTTGGATTTGTAAAAGGTATGGAATTAGCCCACACGGAATTAGGACAGCAGGCATCGAAGGCGTTGGCGCCTAATTTTGCTCAGAACGAAGAGGTAATGAAATGGATTGATATAGTTTATAGGGGCATGATAGGTATAGAGAATCAAGTTATGGTAGGTTTTAGAGGCACGGCAGACCAATTGGTTGCAGTCGGTGATAAGATGCAGGGCGAATCATTCCGAGCCGGTGCCACTGTACTTTCAAAGGCGAGTGGTGTAGCAATTTCTACTGCCGGCCGTCTCATGCAAGGTTTCGACTATGGCCGCCAGGCAGTCGCAGCGGTGCCAAAAGTGTTCAACGCAGCCGTAAATGCCGCGGTAGGAGTAAATGCTCAACAAGACAGCCGTGAAGCTCTGGCTAAGAGAAAAGGGTTTTCCAGTTTTGCTGACTATGAAAAATCGAGTCCCCAAGAACGAAGGGAGGCATTAGCCACATTAAATGCTCGTGAGAAACCAAAAGTTATACCGAAAGAGAAACTCATGTCGATTGATAAAAGAAAGGCCGTTTTAAGTATGATGACATCAGCCAGAGACAAGTCCATCGCATTTTTGGCAAAAAATCCTAACTATAGTGGTGCTGCAAAGATGATTAAATTTCAAAATGAGGCTCAACGTGCGATAGAGAATCTTATAAATGCTCCTCTACATGAGTCAGGTAATATTATTGTCAATCACCAAGAGATAAAAGATGCCCGCAGGAATACCACCACTGTTCAACAAAGTAGTAGTGTGATTACTAATCAGGGTTATAGTCTTGCTTTTGGCTTACCTGGATCTGGTAGATTTTAATGTTTTCCGCCGTAGCTGGCATGGCCAGTATGTTTGGTCTCAAACGAAAAGAAGAAACCCAAACAGCGGTTTTGGAAGATATCTATGGTGATTTACAAAAAATTAAAACGTCTTTTAAAATAACTCTTGTACCTGCATCGGAAGAACGGGAAAAGGAGTTTGATAAAGAAAAAAGACATCAAGAATTACTAGCCGCCTTTAAACGGTCAGGCCTCGCTATGAGTAGGGCAGCATCAAGTAAAGACGGTGATAAAGATAAAGATAAAAAAGGCAATTGGTTATCCAAATTGGCTATGAGTTATTTTAGTTATAGAGTATTAAAGGGTTTTATTAAAAGATTTTTTAAAGTAATGCGATTGGGACGTTTATGGACTTTGTTAAGAGGTATGGGTTTCTTACTTACTCGTTTGTTCTGGCCTCTTGCTGTTGCTGCGGCTCTTATTTGGGTAATACCTAAAATTATTGATAATTGGCCAACAATACTTCAAACTGTAAAGGATACTGTGAACGGTATTTGGGACACAATCAAGGGGTGGTTATCTTTTCTAGGGATAGATTTTGAGGAGGATGAGCAAGAAGATATATTAGGATCAGAGGAAGGACTGGCACAGGCTCAAACGGCACAAGATTTGGTAGGTAATGATTTCACACCCAGATGGGTTGAAAGTTCTCCTGGAAAGGGAACATGGATGGTTAATGGTACTGCGTTGCCCGGTCTTGGTATAAATGATGGTGTAAAAGCTGCAAGTATTGCCGCTGCCATGCGAGCAGGTAATTCTATAACTGATATGCAAGCTGCTATGGGTACTGAAAGTGGAGATATTGTACCCCAACAAACTCTAGCAGGTGATGATGTATTAGAATTTGGTTTTGATAATAATTTTGTATCTATGGTTAAAGAGGCAGAAGGATTTAGAGGTGAAGCATACCAAGACGAAGCAGGTAATTGGACTGTAGGTTATGGTCATACTGGTGCGGATGTAAAGGCAGGTACTACTATGTCCGAGAGTGCAGCGACAGCGCAATTAGGATTCGATTTGGATGCTGCTAGAGGCAGGGCTGCAGTACAAGTAGATAAAGATTTTGGTGCAGGAACTTTTGGTAATTTAAGTCAGAATAAACAAAATTTGTTGACTGATGTGGCATTCAATACAGGTAGTGTATCTTCTATGCCCAAATTAACAAGCGCAGTAGTATCGGGTGATAAGGCGGGTATAGCGTCAGAATTTAAGAGGTCTATGACCACATCATCCGGAGATAAAAAACCACTTACGGGTAGAAATCAACTTGTAAAAGATAACCTTATTGCTCCAATATTATCTGCACCTTCCTCTTCTATCTCATCCAGTGGAGGGATGGGATCCGATATGTCTACAATAACTCCAACAATATCCACTACTCCTACTGAAACTATACCAGGAAAATTAAATCCCAAAGTTACAGTTGTGGATAATGACCCTGTCGTGATTGATAGTTCTGTTACCCAGACTGCAGCCAACTCTAGTCGGGCAACGAATAAAGATTATGGTACAGGCAATCCCTTTATGGGATTATATACATGATGTGAAAGGATTATATTATGATAAAACATTTTTTAGTGGTTATGTGTATGGTGTGGTCAAGCGCTTACGCAATGACCCCTGCCGACATATCCGAAGTCAAAGAATCCATAGTATTCATAGGGGTTTACGCTGACAAGGATATACCTAAACAATTAGGTTCTGGGTTCTTTATTAGTCCCTCAGGGATGATAATGACCAACTATCATGTCATCCATAGAGGCAAATCAATCCGAGTATGGAAATATGGTGAGTTTACATATTATGAGGCCATAGTAGTGGGCATTGACCCATTAGCCGACCTTGCCCTATTACAGATAGCAAGACCCGCCAATACTAGTGATGAATCCTTTGAGTTGGTGAAGAATAACCCATTTCCATTTCTAAGATTTCAGACTGATCCAGAGAAGATAGTTACAGGTGTGGACGTGTGGGCATTTGGCAACCCAATGTCTAATCGTTTCGTTACCACTAAGGGTATCATCACAACAGATGCCCTGCCTGGGTTTCTATCACCCTTTGTGAGACAGATAGTCCATGATGCTGTATTGAATAGCGGCAGTTCCGGCGGACCACTACTAACCTCTGATGGTAAAGTAGTGGGGGTGAATACTTACATAATGTCCCCTAATGGTGAGTACTCTGGACTTGGGTCAGCCATAAGGGCCGACACGGTGATGAGGTCAGTGAATAATATGTTAAACTCTGACTATCTAAATCAAGAGAAACCTATACCCTATCCTGCACTAGACATAATGTTTGTAGAGTTGGATGATATGGGTACCAATGATGCACTACAGAAGGCATTCCCGATTCAGAAAATACCCAACACTTTTGGCATAATGATCAGAGGTATAGAAGTAGATGATTATTCCTACATACAGGGTCTAAGGAATTATGATACCATAGTTGCTGTCAATGGTTTACCGACCAATGATAGATTACAGTTGGCAGATGCCTTATTAGGTAATGAGATTGATGAGTCTGTTATTCTTTTGGTCATCCGTCGTGGGGTGTTTATAAATGTAAAGTTTGTATTGACCTTCAGTAAATTTGATTATAACAAATATTATGATAAAGATAATACTCCCCAACAATTGGTCCCTAGATAAAGGGGATAGTTTAGGATATAATATATTATGGCAAAATCACATGAATTAGATGATAACACCAGATTTGCAATGCCAGTGAGAAACTTAATCTCATTGGTAGTTGCAGTGGCCATGGGACTGTGGGCCTGGTTTGGAGTTATAGAACGACTTAATAAGATTGAAACTAACTTGATTTTAGTTCAAGCTGACCTAGTAAAGAACACAGAGTTTAGAATCAAATGGCCTAGGGGTGACCTGGGCACTACGCCTGCCGACTCAGAACAGTTTATGCTGATAGAGCATTTAGCTAGTG